TATCATTTTCAGAAACAGGCTCCGCAACAGGCACAAACGATTTAAGTTTTTTTGATTATCAGTCTGGTTCATACACGACAAGACTTATATCAACACAAGTATTTAGGGATTCATCTGCTTGGTATCATATATTACTTTCAGTTGACACAACTCAAGCATCTCAATCCGATAGAGTTAAAATTTATATAAATGGATCACGGGTAACATCTTTTTCAACGGCTACATATCCAAGTCAAAATACTCAGATGGTGTTTAATAATAATGTTGCTCATATTATTGGAGCATACACAAATACAAAATTTAGATATTCTGATTGCTACCAAACAGAAACGTATCTCATCGACGGCCAAGCCCTGACCCCATCCAGCTTCGGAGAAACCGATGCCATCACAGGCCGCTGGAAGGCCAAGGCTTACAGTGGGACGTATGGGACGAATGGGTTTTATCTGAAGTTTGCCGATAATAGCGGAACGACATCCACCACGCTTGGAAAGGACTCCAGCGGAAACGGCAACAACTGGACTCCGAATAACTTCTCCGTAACCGCAGGCGCAGGCAACGACAGCCTTGTGGATAGCCCGACGAATTATGGAAGCGGAACTGGTACAGTTGGAAATTTCTGCACTTGGAATCCATTGATTAACGGGGATTCTGCGGCCAATGGAAATCTTGATGTAACCAATGACACGGCGCGTGGAAACCATGAGTTGATGAAATATGACGCTTATTGGGAGGTGACATCAACTGGCGGAACCTGCCTTGCTGGAATCATTTCCACGGCAGCCACCAGCACCATTACGGTTGGGTCAGCAAAGACATTTGGATTTAAGCTGTCTGAGGCAGGTGTTTTTGAATATGCCAACATTACTGACGGAAGCTCGTTTACCAGTCAGGCCACGGCGACAACCCCGCCATTTCCGTATGCAAGCACAGGAGCATCAATTACGGCATCCTTAAATTGCGGCCAAAGGGCTTTTGCCGGAACACTGCCAACTGGATATAAGCCAATCTGCACAACTAGCCTAGATCAGCCGACGATCCAGAAGCCTAGCAAGTATATGGATGCCTTGGCCTACACCGGCACCGGCGCATCCAATGCCATCTCCAGCCTTGGCTTCAGCCCGGATCTGGTGTGGATTAAGAATCGTGGGACGACGACAGATCATGCGCTGTACGACATTGTGCGAGGAGCGCAACAACAGCTTTCAAGCAACAGCACTGCGGCAGAGGTAACGAGTTCGACCGGCCTTACGGCATTTGACTCTGCCGGATTCACGATTGGCACAAGCAGTTTGTTAAACACAAGCGGAACGCAATATGTCGCTTGGTCTTGGGACGCAGGCTCAACCAACTCAACCAACACAGCAGGTTCTACCACAAGTGTTGTAAGGGTAAACCCGCAGGCCGGATTCAGCGTTGTCAGCTATACGGGTAATGGATCTGCGGCAACCATCGGACATGGGCTTGGCGCAACTCCAAAAATGATAATTGCAAAAACAAGATCAACAACTGGTGATTGGGTTGTAGGTCATGCTTCTTTGGATTCTTCAAGCCCTTGGGGATATTATATATTTTTAAGTTCTACGGCTGCAAGAAATTCTGCTTCAGCTATCAACACTTGGGGTAACAATACGATTATTGTCCCTCCGACATCAACAGTGTTTTCAGTTGGAAATGGAGCCAACCTTAATTCAAATGGAATTACCTACATCGCCTACTGCTTCGCCGAAATCGAAGGCTACTCCAAGTTCGGAAGCTACACCGGAAACGGGTCGGCAGACGGGCCGTTTGTGTGGTGCGGGTTTAGGCCGAGGTGGGTGATGGTAAAAATGAGTAGTAGCACTGGAGATTGGTATATTTTTGACACTGCAAGAGATTCATTTAATGCGACTCAACTAGGACTTATACCCAATAGTTCACAGGCAGACGGTACATATACTGGATGGGGTGATGTAACATCAAATGGATTTAAGATACGAAGAACTGATGCGGCTTGGAATACATCTGGAGGAACTTACATCTTCGCCGCTTTCGCCGAATCCCCCTTCAAATACGCCAGAGCAAGATAGGAGACTATATGTGGATCACATCAACCAATAACATAATCCGCCAACCTCAAGGCATCCGCATCGGAGATGTCAACCATCCGGCCAGCATCTTCTGGTGCTGGAGCAAGGAACAGCTTGCCCAGATCGGGATCAAGCCATACCACCCGGCCAGCGTACCCGCTGGCGAAAGGGTCACAGGCGCGTATACTGAGGAGGTGGATGGCGAAGTGTACGAGCGTTTCAACACCGAGCCGATCCCGCAACCCGAACCCACCCCCGAGGAGCCAGTAAATGACCCTGTCTGAAATCGCTCAATACGCCGGAGAGAAGGTCGGCAAGACCGACTCCGACACGCTGGTTTTCCTCCAGAAAGCCGCAAGCCTGGCTTACCGCCGGGTCTGGAACTTTGCACCTTGGCGCGAGACTGTTACCAGTTCCACCTACTCGGTCGGAACCAGCCGCACCATCACGCTCGGAACCAACGTGGAGACACCGCTCTCCGTATCCTATGACCAAGCCGAAGTTGAACCCATTGACCTTGCCACCATCATCAGCCAGGACGCCGACCTGCTCGAAGACACCCGCACGGGTACTCCGGTGCTGTATCACTTTACTGGCAGGAATACGAGCGGAGTTGCACAGCTTGATCTGTATCCGCGACTGGAGACTGCTGGGACGATAAGCCTGCGCGTGGTGGAGAAGCTGAAATGCCTCACCCGAACCAACATCATCGTGGACTTTCCGCCGACCACGCAGGCGTTGGATGACGAGCTTCGCCTTCCACACGTCCACCAAGTCGTGCTTTCCCTGACCCATGCCGATGCCCTAGAGCGTGAACGGCAGTACGCCAAGGCGCAGTCGGTCGTGCAGACCGCCAATGCCGACCTCGCGGTCATGGCCAACTACGAACTGAGCCAGGTTGGTGGGATCAAGCAGATTACGCCGTCCAGCTTGGGCGACCTTACAACTGAAGAAATTACCGCTTCCTAAAAGGAGGTTGTTATTCCTTATTATAGCGACAATTTAGACGACCTTCTGGCATTTGACGGCATCCGCAGTTTTGCGGGTGGTCAGGCCAGCGGTCTGCAATCAGACCTTCTGGCCGAGAACCAGGTTCAACAGTTGGTCAATATGACCCTGTCTCCAAAAGGGAGTCTTGAGACTAGGCGTGGCGTGACTAATTTTAACACCACGGCCACCAGCCAGGAAGGTTCCATTGGCGGAATGCGGTATTACGACACGGCGCAGAATGAGGATCTTGTCACCGTAACGCAGGGGCGGCTTTACAGCATCAACTCCAACGGAAGCGCAACCCTGCATCCGCCTGACGAAATCTGGAACAGCTTTACCGGCGCAACCCGCACTTGGGATAATGAGAACCAACAATGGTCGGACGGATTCTCGACGGATTACGACGTCAAGGTCAGCTTGGCGCAGTTCAACGACAAGATGTATCTGGCCGATGCGGATGGTCCGCTTTATTACTACGACGGTGACATTGCCACCCGGCAGGGCGGGAAGGTTCGGGCGATCACCATCTCGACCGGCGGAACTGGCTATACCAGTGCGACCGCCATTGTGACCGGGCCGGATTGGGGCGGCACCTTGCCGACCCTAATTACGCAGGTTGCCGGTGGAGCCGTCACCAGCGTCACCGTTGTGGACGGCGGGTCGGGTTACTCCGGCGCACCGACCGTGACCATCATTGGCAACGGCTCCGGGGCGACAGCAACCGCCACGGTCAGCCCGCCGCCGCTCAATCTCAGGCTCTTAATCAACACCGGCAACCGCCTCTTTGGCGTTGGATCTGCGGCCAACCGAAACACGCTTTACGCCTCCGACATTCTAGATGCATCCATTTGGGATTCGGCCAATAGCGCCATTATCAACGCCGACGACGGCGACGAGATCACGGCCATTGTTCCATACTACGAGAACCGAATCATCGTCTTCAAGAAGCGGCGCATATTTCAGGTGACAATCCCGCCCGACATGACAAGTGCGGCGGATTGGGTGATCCAGCTTATCTCCAACAACACAGGCTGCGTGGCCGAGGGTTCCGCCGTGCAGGTCAATTCCGACATCTTCTTTCTTTCCGACGACGGCATCCGCTCGCTGGTTCGGTCTGCGGCGGACGATTTCACCTCGGTTGGGCTTCCCATCTCCGAGGTCATCAAGGATGTCATTCAGGAAATCAACGTGGCCGAGATTGGGATCAGCACGGCGGCATTCTATGACAACCGCTACTTCCTTGCCGTGCCGACAGGCTCCAATGATTTCAACGACACCATCATTGTGTACAACACGGTGCTGAGTGCATTCGAGGGTACCTGGACACCGAATGTGATGCAGTTCACTTTGACAAACTTTCAGGACGAAGGGCTTCGGCTGATGCAGAAATCGACCACCGGCCAGATCCAGAAATACAGCGGATACAAGACCCCGGCCCAGGTGACGACCGCAGACTACCAGGATGCCGGTGTGGATTACGAATCCTACGTCCGCACCGCCGACATGGACTTTGGCGATCCATTTGCCGAGAAGCACGGCAGCCACTTTGAGGTTGTCTTTGACGACTCTTTCTCAACCGACACGACCATCTCCATCCAGCGGGATACGGATGTGGGCGACATCGACGTTCAGCCCAACCTGAATGTCTCAAGCGCGGTGCTGACCCTGCCATTTGTCCTGCCCGCGCAGTTGCCGTCCTCGGTCAAGAAAAGGATTGCCAGCGACCTACGGGCATACGAGAAATGGCGCTTGCTGAACATCAAGATCCAATCCGCAGCCAACAAGCTTGCCATCCGCCAGATCACGGCGGCGGCCAACCCTGACACCATCGAGGTGCAGAAGAACATCTCGTGACGGCGGTAGAGTTTATCGAGGCTTCCGGCGTGCCTGAGTCAACTTGGCCAACCTTTAGGGAATGGTTTGAATGGCACAAGGAGCGGGATCTGGTGGGGGTGGCCAAGAACGGCGACGAGGTGGCTGGTGTGGCCATTGCCAGGTGCGTAAAGGGTGTGGAAGCCCCTGATCCTTATGAAC